GCACACAGGTGGCTATTGGTCAGGTGGCACGTGATGCACAATTCGGCAATGACTTAAACAATCTTATCGACATCATGATTAACGCTGATGAAGGTGCAAGAGGTGCTACCTTTGATGCGTTTGCTAAGGCTGCAGGTAACTTTGTAGCAGGTACTACACGTCCTTTGGATGCGTTCAACAAAGTCGTAGGCTTTGCTATGGGTACAGACGGAGCTAAAGATGTACGTCAAGCAGATGGATTCAACATCTTTACTCAAACATCTACTAAGTATATCGACAACATCCTAGAAGCATTCATTGATAAGACTGACACTATCACTGGTGAAGACTTAGCTGTGGCTACACGTGAAGGAGAGATCTATGATCCTAACCCATTCGCTCGTCTGTTTGGTATTACTATTAAGCCAGGTCGTACTGCTACAGAGAAAACATATTCAATGGCAGAGATGCAGCCTTGGACAGCCAACGAACGTACCAAGGTACCAGCATACGACAAAGCTCTGAATGCTATGCTTGCTCCAGTATTAGAGCAGCAAACAAACAGGCTACTTGCTACTGAAGAGTTTACCAAGGGCAACCTTACCCAGCGCCGTGCAATGCTTAAGAAAGTAATGCGTGATGCTAAGAAGCAAATCAAAGAGCGTATGGAAAAAGGCTATGGTGGTAGCGAGAGCGTACACCTACGCATGGTTGCTAAAGCTAATAGCAAATACAACAAAGAGATACGCAACGAAGCAGCAAAGGCTATGAAAGAAACCTTTGGCATAGAGGGTAGCTTAGAAGATTATAGCTTCGCTGAGTTAGATCTGTTTATGGAATACGCAGATTATCTAAACGATATGTACCAAGAGGCTGCTAGTTTTTAGTGCCGTGACATTCGGCTGACTCCTCTGCCCACAACGTACAAGCTTGCAAGTGTATCTTAGCTTGATCTGTTTCGTGGCAGGGGTGTAAGCTGTTATCAATGTACTCTTCTACATAAGTGATGTACTCACGTAGTTGCTCTTTAAACTGCGCTCTCTTCTTGACTATGTGTTCCATAGCTTCTTGTTCTAATTTCATTCTACTCTCTCTAAATATTCTAGTGCTTTCTTAACCCCCTCTACATTATCACCTAGGCCACCTATGCCGCTGTTGCAAGAACGGCACAACCAACCTCTAAACGCATGTGTTATATGATTGTGATCTAAAAAAAGCAAGCTAGGCTCTGTAATCTTAGAGCAACAATCGCACGGTGAAGGCTCTGTAGGTTTAGGTCTAGCCTGCTTTAAAGCTACTCTTTTTCCACGGTGGTATTCTTTGTGACAACTCTTACAATAAACCGCTGTGCCTCTTCCAGACCTCTTAGGGTTAGGACTCCTAAAGGTTAATACAGTACCAGGATAGAAAGCGCTAGGCTCTTTGTTTTGTAGGCACTTATTACAAACGTAAGTCTCTTTTTCTGTGTTGTCTTCTACTTCTGTTACAGTAGGAGGGAAAAGATCTAATTGCATAGTAACTCCATTACATAGTAAAGCCTAGCAATCACATCGACTGCTAGGCGTTTTTGTTTTAAGCATCTGGATTGATTTTATCTTCTACGTATTCGTAGCCATCCTTAGCTTTTTCCCAGCCGTATTCTGCTGCTGGTTTTACTACTTCAGTAATTACACCAATGGCTAAGCCAAAAGCTGTAACAGTAACTACAATAGTTTCTAACATGTAAGGTATTCCTTTAGTTCTGTGTACCCTCCAATGTGCGTCCCCTTGTCATTGAAGATCTGTGGTACTGTGGTTATACTGGAACGCTTCAATAAGTACAGCAACCATGCGCTAGACTTAGATTGAATATTGTATTCTACATACTGGATGTTATTACCCTTCATCAGAGCTTTAGCATCGTCGCAGAAGTTACATTGATCACGTGTTATTATCACGTACATCTTTTCTCCATTTCAGTTCATATAACAGTTTCTTCTGTTCGTATTCAGACATTATCATCCAATCACGTATCTCGTCAACTGTTCTCTTACACCCCACACACTCATCGTTTTCAAGGCGACATACACGTATGCAGGGTGAAGGTATTTTACCTAGGCGGTGAGATCTACGATTTCGCATGAGTCACCAGAGCAAGCCATTGTCTGCATCGCTACAGTATTATCCTCTTGCTCATACTCAGATAGCTTAGTCCAGTCTACGTTAGCTGGCATCTTAGCTAGTAGCTCTTCGTACTCTTCCTTAGTGCAGTCCTGATAAGGTGCTTGCTGATATGTATGATCTGAGTGTGGCAAGAATGACACACCTGACATCTCATCAAAGTATTTGTACACGAATGCACCCACCTCTAGCCACTCGTGGTCACGCACTGAGATAGTCACACTAGGTTTATGCTCACACCAGTGACGCTGATACGTTAGCCACATCTCTAACTGCTCAATAGCTGTCATATCATTACGTGTTACAGCACCCGCAGGTGACTTCTGAGGGAAACTAAATACTGTAGTGGTGTCTCCTTTGAATACACAAGGCTCACTTGGTATGCCTTGATCTATCATCATCTGTGTTAAAGGGTCTTTGTTATCGCCACGGACAGTACGAATATAATAGGCTGAGTGACGAGCGTGAATACCAGAAGCACTATCCACAAGCTGTGATACCGTGCCTGATGGTTTGACGCAGGTGATAGAAGCAGATACGGGAATGCCAAGGCGTTCAGACCACTCAGCATTAGTAGCAGTAGCGATATTACGTAAGTGCTCAAGAGTCTTCTCCAATCCTCTGTTCTTACTTGTTAGTAGTGGGTTGTCCATGATGCCTGTAAGAGACACACCTAGTAGACGTTCTTCCTCTGTGTTCTTCTGCCATACCTTACGTAGATAAGGGAACTTAGTTAGTGTTGACTGGATAGTACCAAGGATTGTGGCAAGTTTGACTTTGCGTTCCAAATCTTCAATGCTATCTGTAGCACGTACTACGCACTCCGTAAGGTTGCAAAATTGGTAAGGCCTCAAAATTATCTCACTACAAGGATTCGTCCCGAAGTCAAACTCAGGGTTACGTCTACCAAACTTAGCAACTTGTTTCTTAGATGCTTCACGGTTGAACACCCCACGCTCACCAGACTTAGACTCTACTAGTGCAGTCCACTCACGCATGAATGTTTCTACGTCAGGCTTCTCAGTATAGCTTACAGAGTTGTTAGCCAAGGCACGATGCGCTGCAGTTTCCCACCACTGTCCTGACTTAGCATGACGCATACGGTCATCACTTAGATTAGACAATGAGATCATAGCTGAACGGCGTACACCACCAACCACAACGATCTGCCCAATGAAGCACATCAAGTCATGACATTCTAGTGAGGATAGCTTGCGCCCTTGTGCATTCTTAAAAGTAGACACAGCAAAGTTAAACAATTCAACCAAAGGCGCTGGGCCTGATGCACGTCCACCAAACGTCTTTAGTCGTGCACCTGCAGGACGCACCTTCTCTACGTTCCACTTAGGAATCTCACCAGCCCACAGGAGAGCAAGAACTTGACGGAAAGCCTTAGCCCAACCTTCTTTACTATCCCTAACCATGACGGTAGTTTCACTGTCGTAGAGCGTAGGCACTTCGGGGAGCTTAGATATGTACTGTCGTTCAACAGAGAAGCCGACTCCAGTACCACACAAGAGGATGTACATCGCTTCGTCGAAGCTCTTAGGGTCATCTACGGGTAGATATGAACAGTTGTAACCTGCTGTGTTATCACGCTCTAGTGCAGGGCCAGCAGTCATCATAGCTCTCATGGATGGCATGATGTCTAGGCTTAGGATAGCATCACGAATCTGATTAATGTAAGAGTCATCTCCTGCTACAGGACGCACAACGTTATCCATGTAACGCTCCACTGTTTCGTCCCAGTTCTCACGCCCTTTGCCATCAAAGTATTTAGCGTAACGTGACTTGTGAATGAATGACTGATAGTCTGTTGGTAGTAAATTGCTCATCTGTTGTCTCCGCTTCCTCTTAGTTTGTTTCGTTTCTGTCTGTCGTCTAGCTTCTGGATGTTAAGCTCTAGCACTTCCTGCAGCCCACGTCCATAGATGTTTGCTAGTGCAGTGGCATAGAATACCACATCACCAAGCTCTTTCATAATCTCTTCATTAGAAAAGCGGCTACTGTCACGTACTAGCTTCTTCATCTTCTCTGCCACTTCACCTGCCTCACCAACAAGGCCAAGTGTGTTCTCGTACAAACGCTCTTGCCCTTTAGTAAGTATCTTCTTTTCTACCCACCCTGAATAGAAATCTGCCCAATTAACAGGGTCAGCATCTGGAAACATATCATAGTAACCCATGCTTTCTAAGTCCTTCTCACTTATCATCCTCTTTCCTTCACTACTAAGTTCTCTATCTTAATGTCATCAACATCATACATGACATTCGTTATCAGATCATATATATCTTCCTCGTGATTATCCTCAAACGAAGAAAGTATATTGTTATCATCATCAACCTCTACAAGGTATGTAACACTAAACTTCTTATTCATTTGTGTTTCTCTTTGTATACCTCAATGAGTTTGTTTAGGTACCACTGAGCTTTCTCTAAATCTTCAAGGCCATTCTTGTAACGGTAACGCCATATATACTTCATGATGTTACCTTGTAGATACCCTTCACTTTGCTCATTAGTTGCAGCTAAGATAGCTTCTATTGCTTCAATGCCACCTGCATTATAGTGTTGTGGTTTGTTTACTGGATCAATGTGTTCCATCTTACCATCTAGTCCTACTACTATGTTCATGCATTACCCTCTGTCTTTGTCCATCTGTGCAGCTTAATAATGTTATCTTCTTTTGAGTATTTCTTCTCGTTCTCTATCTCTTCTACAGTAGCTTGGTATTGCTTAGGGAACATCTCTTCTAACAGAAGTTCTTTGTAGTAATCATACTCATCTAAGAACTCAGGGTTGTCCTCTAAGAATCTCTCTGTTGCTGCCATAGTAATAGCCATGTCCATAGAGTGTGCCATTGCTTCACGTTCCTGTTCGTCACCAAACAACAACCCTGTGTGTATACTACCAGTCCAACCCTGATCATCTACAATAGGTGTAAACACTATTGCTACTTGCCCTGGATCTAATTTCATCACACTCTCCTTTTGACTTTGAGTCTTTGTTCTTTTGAGCGATTACCTTTCTCAAGTAACCAACCTTCAGGTATGACACGATGCGCCCACTTGAAACCTTTCTGCTCACACCAATCACAATACCTAGACTTAGCCCCCTTGTAAAGCTTAGCGTTAGCGTTACTAAATACAAAGCGAATGTCTAGGGTGGGGTGCTGTCGTTGTATCTCAATATGCTTGCGTCTATCTGCAGCACTAAAGATACCCTTTGTTTCTATTATGATACCGTTGTCTAACTCAAAGTCAGGCGTGTAGGTGCGGTACTTAAGATCTTCCCATTCAATCTTAAGCTTCTCGTACTCAACTTTCTTTTGTCTAGACTTAAGAAAAGCAGCAGCCTCTTCTTCAAGGCCACTGCGATAAGTACGTTTAAGGTGTCTGCGTTTAGTCGCCATCAGACTCTTGATCTGGTA